ACGCGCCGGCCGGAGCGCAAGGACACTCCCGAGGGCGCGTGAGCAACTGCGCGAAGGCTGTGAAAACAAGAACGCCCCGGGAAGCTGATTCCCGGGGCGTTCTGTTGAATAGTGGTGGAGCCAAGGGGAATCCCGTTTAGCCTGTAAACCCTTGTGCCATTAGGTCGGGGCCACCCCTTAGATGGCGGATGCCCCCACATATGCCCCCGCTTCATGCGGCTTTCGGCAAACCGTCCTCATTGACCTGACGGGCATCCATTTTCGCCTGAATCCATCTGTCGATCTCGTCCTCCGACCAGGCGACGCAGTTGCCCCCGAGGTCGATTTGCGCAGGAAACTCCTTTTTCCGGATCCGGTCGTAGATGGTGTTCTTGGACAGCCCGGTCTTGGTGATGACGTCTTTCAGGCGCAGCAGGTTGGGGGCTCGGCGTTCGGCGGTGCTGGTCATCTGGTCTCCTTCGCCGCGGCGTGCGGCTGATTCGTTTCGGTAAATGGCGGTCACGCTGCGTTGCCAGCGGCCAGGCCGGGCAGCCGCATCTGCACCACGTTGTCGACGATGGCCGGCTCAGGCGTCCGGCGCGCGCGCGCGGGGCGGTTGACCTGCCTCCATTCCGCGAGCGCGGCGTCCGGCTCGGCATGCTTCCGGGTATGCCGGCACCGGCACTCGACGAAGTGGCCGCCGCCGGCGGCGATGCTGCGCAGGTCGTGGATGTGGCGCGCGCTGTGACCGGCGGCGCAGTCCGGCAGCGGCTCGGGGTGGCTGATGTGTCGCTGGGTCATCGGTTGCCTCCAGTGTGGGCCCGCTGGGAGGGGGGTAAGATCTGTGCGAGGGCGGTGGCCGCCTGAGTCGGAGCACGGATATGGTCGAGTACGAAGACATTCGGAGCAGAGAGGCGCAGCTGTATGTTCTTGGCCGGAGGTTTGGAGCCACGATTTGGCTCAACTCGGCCGAGGACGTCGAGGTACGAGGCTTGACCCTGGAAACCGGGGAGGTTTTGCCCGGTTTGCCCGATCATTTCCCGAGCCAAGAAGCCGCGCTTGAAGCCGCCCGCGACGCTGTCAGCGTGTGGCTGGACCAGCAGGGATAAGGTCATAGTCATCGGGCGAACAGCTCCGGTTGGATAGGAAGTGCCGGCGGCGCCGGCCGGGGAAGGGCCGCAGCGCGGCGGCGGGCGGACTGGGCCATGCGAAACATGGACCAGAAGCCGTGGCGTACCGGCCTCCGGGCGCGGGCCTCGCCGATCAGCACGCGCGCTGTGTGCAGGGCCTGGGTGATCGTGTCCATCAGGCCACCTTCCGCAATGCAGCCTGAGCTGCCGCATCAATACGGGTTCCGATCCACCTGATCACCGGGACGGCGAAGCTATTTCCCAGCATCCGGTAGCGCGGGCCGTCATTCAGGAGGGCGCCGTTCTGATCTGGCACCAGCGTCCAGTTGTCAGGAGCCCCAAAAAGACGCTCGACTTCTAACGGAGTGGGGTTGCTGACGCCGCCTGGTCTCGCAATAGCGAAGCCATTTCGGACCCACTGATTACATTGCCGCTTGCGCCAAATCCCGCAATCGATCGTTGGGTAAGGTCGGGGACGCGCCGGAGGATGCCGTCGCATGCTTTCGGGCTCAAGAAGTACCGGCGGGCGATCGGACCAGTTTCCAGTATCGAGGACAGAGAACACGCGACGGCGCCGCTGCGCCACTCCGAACCACTGCGCGTCAAGCACGGACCATTCGACGAGACCGTTGTCACCCAGCGCAACGCCTTCGCATCCCCATCCGTCGCGGGGGACAGGCACGACGGATCCTGCCATTGCGCCAACCACGACAGCAAAGTCTCGTCCCTGGTTGCTGCTGAAGGCGCCTGGCACGTTCTCCCAGACGAGGAAACGTGCCCCGCAAAGATGTCGAGCTGCATTGAAAATCCTCATTTGTTCGTGAAACAGGCCCGATCTGGCGTCGTCTAGCCCTGCACGGCGGCCAGCGACAGAGAGGCCCTGACAGGGACTTCCGCCGATCACCACGTCGATGCCACCGAGCACGGCTATCTGCTCATCTGTGATTTCGGTGACGCTGCCAAGGTTCGGCACGTCGGGCAGGCGGTGACGGAGCAAGGCGCACGCTGCGGGTTCGATCTCGGCCACGGCAACGCATTCCCAGCCGAGTGGTGCCCAAGCCAGGTGCGCGGCTTCCATGCCCGAGAAGAGCGATAGGTATCGCATCAGGTGTCCTCCCGCAGCCTGGTGCGCAGGTCACGCGGCGGCTGGACGGTAGCCAAGGTGACAGATACTGAGCAAGCCTTTGAAGGCATGGCAGAATGCGGCCCAATCGAGTTAGGGGTTGGGGAATGGAATTTCTGAACACCGTGGGCGCCTGCTGGTGGCCCGATCAGGGATGTGCACCGCGATGGGAAGCCTGGGCAGTCGCCGTTGCTGTTTTTGCAGGTGTGGGCAGTTGGCTCGCTGCCGTAGCAACTTACTGGGCGGTCATTTTCCCGTTGCAGCGTCGCCAGCAGGAGAACTTGGCAGTTGCCACGGCTGTGGTTGACAACTTCGCGGCCGAGCTCATTGACTTGCGATATGCACTCGGGCCGGTCGGGTTTATTCTTCCAACGGTGAGGCCCACGAGTGAGCCAAGTCAGGCCAAACAGACTGTTCAGGGAATGGCGCGACACTCCATTGCGGTCCCCGAGCTGATAGCGACTCCAGAAACTTTGGAGTTGGTCTTGTCCCTCAATAGTCTGCGACGAGCATTGAAAAAGTGGGACAAGTCGGTAGCCACGTTCGATATCTCGCCTGAACCCGACATTGAAGCTCCGTTTGCTGAGTACGTTGTCGACGAGCTCAAGTCGGATTTTCGCTCTGTGATGAACGAGATACGTGCCGTGGCAGAGTTGATTAAGGGCGTCGTCCCCGCCTACAGATCGGAACTTGACCTGATAACGCGATCGGGCGATGGCTTTCTTCCATTGCCTCCAGCGCCAGATGTTCTTTAGGGTCGACACCTCATCGTTGGTGTGAGTCATGGCTGGCTTCCCTTCTCGTGGTCTCTGATACGGTCGATGAGGTAGGTGGTTTCTTTTCGCCATTTGGCGCGGTCGAACGGGTTGAGGTACTTGGTCAAGTACAGGAGCTTTTCGAGCGGCTCGATCAGCCAGGTGATGCGGAAGGGCATGGCGGAGCGGTGGTCGCGGAGCGGGGCGTGCGGCCGGCAGTCCGGCCCTGCGAGCCACTCGGTTTCGTCGCAGTCCAGGCACCTGCCGTCACCGTTACTTCCGGGCGGCCAGCGGTGCTGCTGCTTTCCGACCGGCGGGTGCAGGTAGAGCGCGCGGATCACCAGGTTGCGGTGGCGCGGGTGTGTCACGTCGCCCGGCTCGGCCTCTTCCCATGGATCGTTGCTGCCGCGGCGCCGGCACTCGTAGCGGACCGGCTTCTGCATCCCGTACAGCTGCTCCATGAGGGCCTTTGCCCAAGCGGCTGCGACCTCCGCCGGCACCGGCTCGCCGGCGGCGCCTGCGCGCCGCATGGCGCGGACTGTGGCGGCTACGGTCGGATCAGCCATCGCGGCCGCGCCTCCACGCCTCGGGCACCTGGGTGCCGCAGAGCAGGGCGCCCATGAGCAGGTAGACGCCGGTGTCTTCGATGCCGACCCAGGCCATGGCGAAGGCAACGGCCGCGAGCAGGGCGCCCAGCAGCACCAGCCCGCCGGCACGCCAGTGGCGGATCAGCCCGCGCATCGGATCTGCTCCATCAGGGCGGCGAAGTGCTCTTCCTGGCGGCGCTGCAGCCAAGCGGTGGCCAGCAGGGCGCCAGCGGCAAAGCCGACGATCAGGCCGAAGGCGAAGTCGATCCCGCTCATGCGGCACCCGGGGTGTGGTTGCGTGCGCCGTGCGCCAGGTCGCGGGTCATGTCGGCGACGGCGCGGGCAGCGCTCTTGTGGCCATCCAGTACCTCGCGACGGGCGAGGGCGGCAGCGCGGGCGATGTGGTGCGGTCGGTAGCCCATGCGCTTGGCGGCGATCGCCACGGCCAGGCCGGCGCCGTTGGCGCGCTGGGCGGTGTTGGTGGGGAACTGGAGGATGACGGCGCTCATGCTGAGATACTCCGGTCGTCGTAGGCCTTGATCGCAAATGCGATTGCGTAGAGGCGCCAGATGAAGTGGAACGTGTAGTCCTGCAGGCTGCGCGCGTACTCCCAGGCGGCCGTGAATCGGAAGCTGGCGTAAGCCGTGTCGCTATCCGGTTTGAACCTGTCCATCGCTCGGATTGCCGATTCCACGTCATCGCTGTCGAGGTAGAGCACTTCCGACTGCATGTCGTCCCAAAGCTCTGCCGCCCACTCGGGAGCCTGGGCCTCGTCTCCTTCTTCCACGTCCTCGACGTGCTCGGCGACGAACTCGTCGAACCGCTCCTTCACCAGAGCGTCGAACAGCTCCGAGCTGAATTCCTTCTTTTCACCATCGTTGGCCACGCACTTTTCGGCCCAGTAGCCTGCGTTGATATAGAGCGTGTCTGGCTCGGCGTGGTTGCGGCTGTCCCGGAAGAACTCAAACATGTCCGGCAGACGAGTGAATATCGCAGCGCCCATGTCGCCGCTGATCGCGAGGTGGCCTGGCCAGGTCACGATGTCGAAGCCGTAGCAGCTGGTCCCCGGCCTGCGGAATCGAAGGTGGCGATGCAGCCCGTCGTCCTTGATCAGCTCCAGCTGATGAGAAGCCGTGTCGTTCTGAAAGCGCGCCAGCACTTCGGCTTGGATGTCGCTTCGCGTACTCATGCCTGCGCCTCGACCAGGTCGGCGTTGCCGAGCTGCAGGGGGCCGATGCGCATGCCGGTGCGGATGTGGTTGGCGCGCAGTTCGAGCGCGGCGCTGGAGCCCTTCATGGCGAGCTCGGCCCATTCGACAGGCGAGAGGTTGATCTCGACGGTGCCGAAGGAGATGGCGACGGTATCGGTGGCGTGCACGGCTTTGACCGTGACGGGACCGGAAGCGGTGAAGGCAGCGAAAGCCATGGAAGTCTCCGAGCCCCGGCCCGGATGGGCTGTTACTGGGGCGACCGCCTTAGATTAGGAGTCGCTAATTCGCATGTCAATAGGAGAGGCTAACACCTGCGCATGCTGCCCTAGCCTGGCTACGACCACCCTGAACGAACTAGGGTTGTCCGAGCCATCTCCAAGAACTTGCTCCGCGACTATGCGTCTAAGGAGGTGCGGGTGGCCTTGGCACAGTTGTAGCTACCGACCAGGCAAGACCTTGACGCAGGGTTACGTTGCCCCTAGGCATCTTGGCTATACTGTTACGCATAGCGGTCCGGCTATAGCGCCCCCATGCTTCAGCCCTAAGCTTGATTGGAGACAATTCATGTCTAAGCACGAGAAGAATTTGGACGCCTTTTTTAGAGGCGCGGTTTCGGCGTTCGCTTTGTTCCCAACCGAATGCAGGCATTCGCGCAGAGATGAGATTGCTGCAGATGCTGACGCGGACGTTGTGCTAGAGCGAGCATGGAGCGATGTGAACAACGGACTGGACTGGGCCTTCGAGCAATATGACGCCACCAAAAAAGCGCAAAGCCGCACAAAGCCAAACGAGTGCTTCCACGAGTGCACTGACTCGTAACAGCCCTCTTTCAGGTCTTTCGAAAGAACGCCTTGAGCAGGTGATCGCGGCAGAGTTAGTGAGTCACCCTGATCTGCTTAAAGCGCCTTCTATTCAGAGGGTGGTAGTTCAGTCGCATGTCTATAAAGGTCCTGCGCCTCACGAAAAGCAGTTCGCCGAGTACGAGAAGGCTGTACCAGGGGCTGGCATGGAGCTTCTCGCTCTTTCTCGCATCTCTGTGGAAGGCCAAGTGAAATTCAATCACGACAGGTTGGCGGGCGATCTAGGCGAGGCGGCCCGTGGCCAATGGATGGCGTTCGTTATCGCGATGACCGCTATCGTTGGTGGCCTTGTCCTTGGCCTGAATGGCTATCCATGGCCCGGTACGCTGTTCGGTACTGGCGGCTTGGCCGCCATCGTTTACCTCTTCATCCAAGGTAAAAACAGGCAGTAGCGCGTCGGAGGATGCATAAAAAAGCCCCAGTAAACGGGGCTTTTTTTATGCGGTGGTGGGCTAACAGACTCAGAAACGGCGTAGTCCTGCGTGGATCAGTGCCTTTCCCAAAATGCTCACTTCGCCTTCGTCAGACCGGTATGTGGGGAAGTCTGGGTTGATGCTTACGACGTACATGCCGTCACCACGCCTCTGCAGCATCTTGATCTGGGTCTCGCCGCCTATGTTGATCAGGTAGTAGTCGTCGCCGTCAAAGTAGTTGCAGCTCGTGTCGATCCAGATGATGTCCCCATCTTCGAGCTTGGGCTTCATAGAGGGTCCACGGCCGGTGATCAGTTGGATCCGACCAGGTTTTGGCAGGTATCCCAGCTTCCGGCGAACCTCCCACTCGGCCACCTCGATCGTCTGCACCACCTCGGGGTAGTCCTGGTTCACCAATCCTGCACCCATCCCTGCGCCCCCTTCGAAAACGTCGAAGCGAACATAGCCCGGGCGGGTCTCAGTCTCTAAGACTGGTGAGACCTGGTAGTCGGCAGCTTGTTCGGCGACATGGAAGCCCCGAACGGAAGAGCCTTTGCCTGTGGCCAACCAGTCCTCGTCTACTGACAGGGCTCTGGCTGCCGCGAGAAGGTTTTCGCCCCGAAGGAACTTTGCTTTCCCAGTGAACCATCCGTTCACGCTGGGCGCGCTGATCCCAACGCGCCGGGCCAGTTCGGCCTTGGTGATTCCGGCGTTCGCGATCGCGACGGTCAATCTTTCGGCGAGAGTGCTCATTAGGCAAGGCTAACGTTTGTTGGATTAGGACTGGCTATTGACTTCAAAATTAGCTAGTCCTAATCTTTGTTGCATGGACAAGCCGACAGACTCCGAGATCATCGACCGCCTCGGCGGAACTACAGAAGTTGCGCGCATCTGCCAGATCAAGCCGCCGTCCGTTAGCGAATGGCGCTCCAGCGGCATCCCGTCGGCGCGCCGGCAGTTCTTGGCCTTGCTGCGTCCGGAGGCCTTCGAAGCCATGCCGATCAAGTCTGTTCGGCAGACGGTCGCGGCCCTCGTCGATACCCGGATGAGCAAGCGCGCGCTGCGGGCGAAGCTGGGCCTCAAGACCGACGCGCATCTGGCCAAAGTGCTGCGGTTGCCAACGGCTGAGGTTGAGGCGTGGCCGGAAGAGCTGAGCGTTCCTGCCTTGCCGCAGGTGCTGCAGTTGCTCGGTGTGCAGGAGCAGCAGCCGGCCGCCTCGGCGCCGGACGACCCGGACGCCGACCGTATCGACCTCGGCGTCCACGCCGCCTGATTGGCCGTCCCTGGCCACCGTCCCTGAATTGAATTCATCCATGGCGCTGATCGTGCGCCAGGCGGGCTCGGCCCGAAACCTTGAAACACCCGTCTTCCCAAGGTGAACCATGACCTGCCGTACTTCCTCGATTAACTGGCTCGACTGCCTCTACAACGCCGTGCGCAAGACGCCAGGCGGTGTCATCGAGGCTGCCAAATGGCTGACCGACCGCCGCGGCAAGTCCATGCACCCGGAGACGTTGCGTTCGAAGCTCAACGGCACCGAGGGTGAGTCGGTGACGATCGAGATCGCTGAGCTGCTGACCGAGTGGATGCAGGAGAAGGCCGGCGGCAGTGAGTACGCACTGGAGTGGATGCAGGCGCTTGCCGGCCAGTTCGGCATGGCCGTTGACCTGGTGCCGCCGGCGCCGGAAGGCGGCTGGCCCGACGAGATCGCCGCGGTGCAGCTGAAGCTGTTGGAGATCACCACGCGAGTCGGCCGCCTCACCGGCACCGCCGTTGATGCGATTGGTGATCGGCATATCGACAGCGACGAAGCCGCGCTGATGGTGAGCGAGGCTCGCGCGCTGCGCACGATGGCCCACCGCCTGGAGCGCAATGTGGCGCGCGCTGCGGCGAAGGGGAGGGCGTCCCGATGAATCATCCGGCCCGTGCATGCGACCCCGGCACCAGCCACGAAGCTGCTCGCCACATCGTTGCGAGCGGTGTGCAGCTCGATCAGCAGGCTGTTGCCCTTACCGCGGTCAAGCAAGCGCCTGGGCTCACCAGCAACGAGCTAGCCCAGCGGACCGTGCTCGATCGCTACATGCTCGCCCGCCGCCTCCCCGAGCTGGAGGAAGCCGGGCTGGTGTGGCGCGGCCCTAAGAAGCCGTGCGAGGTCAGTGGCCGTAGCGCATGCACCTGGTGGCCGGTAGCCCTCGGCCAGAACTTCGTGCTGGCGGTCTGACATGAGCTTCGAAGCATTCGCATGGGCGGCCAGGCAGCGCGTCACCAGCACTCAGAAGCTGGTGCTGCTCATGCTGGCCGAGCGCCACAACAAGGATACGGGGCAGTGCAGGCCGAGCCACGACACGCTTGCGGACGACTGCGGGTTGTCGCGGCGTTCGGTGATCGACCAGATCAGCAAGCTCGCCGAGGCCGGCTACATCAGCGTCCTGCCGCGCGCAAAGTACAACCGTCGGCTGCCGAATCAATACCGTCTGAACTTCCACTTTGGCATCCAGGCTGAGCCGAAGGTCCCCGAGCACGATCCGTATCTGGTGGTGAATGACGTTCACCACCCGGTAGTGAACGAGGTGCACGGGGTGGTGAATGACGTTCACGGGGGTGGTGAACGACGTGCACAGGAACCAGGAAGAGAACCAGGAAGAGAACCTAAGAGCAGAAAGAAGCGCGCAAGCGCGCCGTCCGCCCACCCGGCGGATCTGGATTTCTCGACCTGGCCCACACCGCCGTCCCCCCAAGTCCTTGCCGACTGGCTGCAGCTTCGCCGCCAGCGCCGCGCCCCTGTAACCCCGACCGTGCTCGCCAGCTTCGGCCGCGAGCTGCATCTGGCCGAGGCCTTGGGCTTCACCGTTGATGACTGCCTCCGCAAGTGCTGCAACCGCAGCTGGCAGGGCTTCGAAGCTGCCTGGCTCGAACGCGAGCTGACCACTACCAATCGTCCCACTGGAGGCACCCATGCAATCCGTCGCGAATCTCCTGCCGAACGCGTCATGCGCCATGCCCTCGACGGCGAGCGCGCCGATGCCGAGCGCGGCCCTGTCATCGACGGTGACGCGCACCCTATGGGTCCGCATGGCTGAGATCTACGGCCCGAAGTGGACGGCCGGCTATGGCGACAACCCCAATACGGGCGCGGCGCTGACCTGGGCCAAGGGCTTGGCTGGGCTGACTGGCGAGCAGCTGGCCGCTGGCATAGGTGGCTGCATCACCTGCGCGGATCCCTGGCCACCGACGCTCCCTGAATTTCGCCTGCGCTGCCTGGGCGTGCCGGCCTTCGCTGCGGTGCGCGCCGATGCTGGCAAGCGGGACGGCTTCACCCGGCTGGTCTGGCAGTACCTCGATGGTCACCGCTACCGGCTGGCGAGCTCGGACATGGCCGACCGCCTGTTGCGAGAAGCGTACGACCAAGCCCGCGAGCACGTGATGCGGGGCGGGGCATTGCCGGAGGCGCCGGCGGCCGAGATTGAGCACGAGGTCCGCGCACAGGTTCCGGCCAGCCGTGAGCAGGTGCAGCAGCACATGGCCGAGATCGCCCGGGAGCTGAACATGGCTGCCGCCGCGGAGGCTGCCTGATGCGCGCGCTGCGGACCCAGCTGGACATCTTCGAACACGACCCCGCGCGGCTGGCCAAGGCCAACCGTGTGGCGGCCGAGACGGCGCTGATCGACGTGCAGTTCACCGCAACCGAGCGCCAGGAGCGCCACGACTACTACCTGGGCGAGGCGCTTCGGCTTGAAGCGCTCGCCCGCCAATGCCATCGCGCGCCGGCCCGCCGCCGCCGCACCGCCACACAGACAGGAGCAATAGCCCGATGAAACCACTGGTCATCTACCACGCCAACTGTGCCGACGGCTTCACTGCGGCATGGGCCGTCCGTCAGGCCATGGACTGCGACTTCTTCCCCGGGGTGTATGGCGACCCGCCGCCGCCGAATTCGACTGGCCGGGACGTGATCCTGGTGGACTTCTGCTATGCGCCGGATGTGATGCGTCTCCTGCAGAAACTGGCGGCGTCAATCCTTGTGCTCGATCACCACAAGAGTGCCGAACGTAGCCTGCAGCCGGACGATCAGAACGTCGTCCGCATCGACCAGTCAACCTTCGATTGGAACTGGGCCAAGGTGCTGAAATACGCCCACGCAGACAGGGACTGGCTCCCGCGCACGGTGATCTACGCGCTCTTCGATCAGGACCGCAGCGGTGCTGGCATCGCATGGGACTTCTTCCACCCCGGTAAGGCCCGCCCGCTGTTTCTGGACCATGTGGAGGATCGCGACCTGTGGCGGTTCGCGCTGCAGCACACTCGCGAGATCTGCGCTGCGGTGCATAGCCATCCGTACACCTTCGAAGCCTGGGACGCGCTGGCGGCGGAGCCGACGTTCTCGCTCTACCAGCAGGGCCTGGTGCTGGAGCGGGCGAGGCAGAAAGACGTGGCCGAGCAGGTCGAGCTGTCCCTCCGCGAGCTGGTGATCGGCAACTACCGTGTGCCCGCGGCGAGCATGCCGCGGGCACTGGTCAGCGAGGCCGGGCACCTGATGGGTAAGGGCAAAGCATTCGCCGCCTCGTACTACGACACGGCTGCCGGCCGAGTCTTCAGCCTGCGCTCGGCCGATGACGGCGTGGACGTGAGCGAGGTCGCCAAGCTGTATGGCGGCGGCGGGCATGCGCGCGCTGCAGGGTTCACGGTCCCGCGCGACCACGAACTGGCACGGGCGTGATGGACTTCACCGCCTTCAGCACCCGCAGCAAGTACGCCGCCCAGATCAACGCCGGCTATTCGGCCCGGTTGGACAGCGCCGGGCTGAGCACCAACCCGCACATGGTGTGGGTGGACACCCAGGACGAGCTGGAACCGCGCAAGGTGCAGCCGCTGGACGACAAGGCACTGGCCTGGCAGCACGGCTGGCGGCTGGCGGACAAGGACCAAAAGGGAGGCGCGCGCTGATGTGGTCGAAGGCGCCGCCGCCGACCGCCGCAGAGGGGGCGCGCATTGAGGCTGCCAAGGTGGGCCCGTGCATGGCCTGCCTTGTGTTGGCAGCCATGCGCCTGCTGTCGGGCAGCCAGGTGTTCTACGGCTGCGACTACAACCACGCCAAGAGCGGGAACAAGCGCCGGGGGCACGCCTTCGGGTACGCCCTGTGCGTGTGGCACCACCGCCGCCATCCGATGCAGGGCAAGACCTTCGCCGAGATGCGGGAGACGTGGGGCCCGAGCCTGATGGACGGCTCGCGCACCTTCCACGAGACGTATGGCAGCGACGACGAACTGATTGAACAACAGACCTACATCATCGAGCTGAGGGCAGCTGCGTGAGTGAGAGCAAGAAGACATGCGCCGATCGCGTTCGCGCGGCGTTCGAGCAGACCCCGACAGAAGGGCTGAGCTATGCGGGGCTGTACGAGAAGTTGGCGGCTGATGGTATGGACACGGACAAAGCGAAGGACGGGATCAACAGCACGCTGCGCTACCTGGTCGCGCGGGGCTACCTGCTTAGGACTGGCGAGCGTGAAGAGGCGAGGTTCCGCAGGAGTGGCGCGGCGATGACTCGGCCCCGGTTGACCGAATCGCAGAGGGCAGAGCGCACCAAGGCAAAGAACCGCCGTCGCGTGGAGAGGGCAAGGGCTGCTCGCGTTGCGACGGTTGGGCTGCGGGCCGCAATGATCCCTAAGCCCGTCCGGGCGGCTCCAGTGGCCACGCCGGTTTGCGAGACGCTCGAGCAGTGGCAGGCGAGGGGCGGGAAAGTCGAGCGGCTGACTGCAGCCTGGGAACGGGCGGGATAGAGGGGCAGGCGTCGCGATCGGTGCGACGCACTGGGAAGAAGCTGGACGGATGGACCTGACCCGCTACGACGACAAGGCGCTGGCGCTGCTGAGCAGCATCCAGCAAGACATAGCCGCGATGCGATGGACGAGGGCGTGGACCGCCCCAGCCGTACGCCGCGAGGCACAGCAGGCACTGCGCCGGGCACGCGCGCTGCGCCGTGAAATCAATCGACGAGAGCACAAGGGGAAAGGCCATGGGGAATGTACGTGAGCTGCTGTCCAGTCGGATGGGACCAACAACCGTAAAGTTCGACACCGGCCGTGGCGGCACGCCGGACCTGACCACGCAGGACATTGCCGCAGCGCTGGGTATGGTGCCTGCCGGCTTGGGGCGTGAGCTGCTGGAGGCCTTGTGGTGGCCGGAGAGTGCCGCCCGGCGGCGCGACCATCTGCGGACTGCGGTCATCACCCTGATGGCGCCCGAGTTCACCAAACAAATGCACGCTTTGGCCAACGCCCGAACTGACCTCGGAATCGCGAAGGCGTGCATCGGGTGGGGTGGGGGAGCGGTGACGGATGCCCAGCGTCAAGAACTACGGCGCGCCGAGGCGGCGTTGGACAATGCGCGCGCTGCAGTGTGGCCGAACAACACCATGGAGCAGCTTGGCGTGCTGGCGGGCGCGGTAATCGCTGAGATGGCTAGCTGCGGATGTTGCAAGGCCTGCGGTGGCCTGCGCATTCAAGCGTCAGTGGGGGGCAACGGCGTTGTCGAGTGCGAAGCATGTAGGGGAATGGGGCTTGAGCAGCTCAGCGGTCGAAAGCGGGCCTTGGCGATTGGCGCCGACAAGTCGGCCTACCAACGGTTCTGGCAGCCAGTCTACGAGTGGATGCTGGCACACATGCGAAGCGCAGAGCACGTTGCTGCCGAGAGTCTATCCCGAGCGCTGAGCCGCGCCGCTTAGCGGGGACTTGCAGGGTCCCCACTTTGAGAGGCAATCTCCTCAGTGTCCAAACGCAAGCCCCGGCCCAGCCGGGGCTCTTCGTCGGGGAGGTGCTCGCCACACCACTTGCCTACCGACGGGCCGTCTCTCCGGTGCCATAGTCAGCTACGTGCTCCAAATTGATGGGCAGAGGCATGGTTGAGCTATTCTTCCTGTGAAATTCCAGAGGAAGGGGGGCGGGATGCTCAAGGTATTCGTCAGTTATGCACGGGAAGATGAGGCATCCGCAATTGAGGTCTACGACTGGTTGAAGTCCATCGGATGCAAGCCATGGTTAGATCAGAGAGATATTCTCCCAGGTCAGAACTGGGAGGCCGAGATAGATAGAGCATTAGCAGAAGCAAATTGTGTGCTTCTGCTTATGAGCCCCAATAGTGTGTCGAAGCGGGGCTTTGTACAGAGAGAGGCTAATGAGGCCATCAAGAATCTTCAGTACAAACTTCCCACCGATGTTTATATGATTCCGGTAGTGTTGGTCCCATGTGAGATTCCTGCGCACGTTTCATCAAAGGTCCAGTACATCACATGGTCTCTGCCAGATGCAAAAAGCAGGGTGTCAGCTGCGCTAGCACTTGCAGCACAGCAACAAGCCGTTGTAATTAACGAAGGGGTGGAGTTCGGCCCTTTTAAAGTCCTGCTCCGCGCCGTTGCAGAGGAATGGGCTGGCCTCCCCGGTCATGACATCTCGATTTCTTATCCGGAGTTCACATCTGTCAGCTTGTCGCAGCAGGCTCAAGAGCTCAGCTCCCTGTTCGCCGGACGTACGTCAAGTGCCGTGATTGAGGCGCGGCAGAAGACATGGGAGCAAGATGCGGAGCATTTCCAAGATCGTGAACACGCACGTTCCAACGGGCGATGGGATGACTTTCATATTGCTTATGCGTCGGACACGCTCCTGAGCGTTGTCTACAACGTTGGCTGGTACGGAGCTGGTGCGGCTCATCCCAACTCACATTTCGAAACTTTTAATTTCTCGCTAGCTCCACATTTAACTTCACTCAATCTGTCAGACTTCTTTGTTGATTTTGGGGCTGCGGTCGATGTAATCAGCCGCGAATGTATCTCGCAGTTGCGCAGGGAGTACTGGCAGCGGTGTCGTGAAGAGCCTGACTCTGCAGCGATTGATTGGATTTCAAGCGGAGCTGGGCCGGAAGCAGGAAACTTCCAAGCATTCAGCGTTGCGGATAATGGTTTGGATTTTCATTTTGCTCCATACCAAGTTTCGGCCTACGCGCTTGGGAGTTGGTCCGTAAGGGTTGCCTTCTATGATCTTCTAGCCTGTCTGAAGGACAATGGAGCATTGGGGAAGCTCGGGCGGATTGAGTAAGGGGAAGGACCGCACCTGTGGCGTGATGTATTAGCCATGTTGACAATTGAGCCTCCGGCGAACGCCGGGGGCTTTTTCTTTGCCCGCCTTACAGACCGGATTAACCCTCGCGCCAAGCCGGCAGCGGGGCGGGCACCTATTGACCAAACCGGGAGGGGCGATATGCCGAACCGGACAATCCACGGGGCAACCATGCGGGACGAAATCATCAGCACCGCGGCGAGTGCTGCGGCAAAGGTCACGCCGCCGGTCGCGGTGGCCGGGGCCGTCGCCGGCGGCGTCAACCTCGACCGCCTAGTCGTGATCCTGACCGTCGTGTACCTGGTCGGCCAGATCACCTATCTGGCTTGGCGCTGGGTGCGCGAGTGGCGGCAGGCTGCCAAGGCCACCAAGGCATGAGCCGGGTCGGCGGCGCCTCAGGCCGGTCCCTTGTGGCGTTGCTGGTCCTGAGCGCGGCAGGCCTGGTAACGATCGTTTCCCGCGAAGGTTATACCGAGACGGCCGTGATACCCACCAAGAACGACCGCCCCACGGTTGGCTTCGGATCGACCTTCCATGCCGACGGCACGCCGGTGCGTCTCGGTGACCGAATCACCCCGGATCGCGCCCTGCACACCGCTCAGGCGCACATCGCGGGTGAGGAAAAGCGATTCCGCGCCTCGCTCCCCGGTGTCTACCTCACCCAGGGTGAGTACGACCTCTATCTGGACTTCACCTACCAGTACGGAACAGGCAACTGGCAGACATCGTCTATGCGGCGCCAGCTGCTGGTGGGCAACTACCGTGCCGCCTGTGACGCCCTACTGCGCTGGAAGCGAGCCGGCGGCTACGACTGCTCGACGCTGATCAACGGTAAGCCGAACAAGGTGTGTTGGGGCGTGTGGGATCGGCAGCTGGAGCGGCATGCCAAGTGCGTCGCCGAGCTTGCCCCATGAGCCGGGTGTACTTCGTCTCGGGGCTGCTGATCGCATGGGTCGTGTGCTGTGTGCTGTCGTTCGCTGCAGGCTGGTCCTGGCGCGGCGATCGCGCGGCTCTGAGTACCGCCACGGCCGAGGTGGCCGACGGACGAAAGGCCCTGGCTGGAGAGCAGGTGGCGCGGTCTGTCGATCGCGAGCAGGTGGCAGGCGTCCAGCAGGCGGGAGATACCGCCGACGAGCGAGAGGAAAAGATCAATGCTGACTATCAAGAGCGCATCGCAGCTGCTGTTGCTGGCCGCGATGGTGAGCTTGGCCGGCTGCGTGGCCACTGGGCCAGTTGCGAAACCAGCCGCCTGGCCGACGGTGCCGCCGCTGCCGCAGCGGCTGCAGAACAAGACCGACTACGCCGGCTCGGTGCGGCAGGAATTGTACGGGCCTGCGAGCTCGCCCAGTCCGAGCGAGACGAAACCGTAGACCGATACCGGGCCGTCGAGGCGGCCATCAACGGCGCCGAGCGCCCCTGATCCTTGGAGATCACCATGTCACGAACCATCAAAGTACTCGGCGTCACCTTGTGGCCGCCGATCTCCCAGCGGCTTGCACAGCGCCTCCGTGCCGTCGAGGTCGACGCTGAGGCATTGCGCGCCGAACTCGCCGAGGTGAAGGCGCACAGCGAGAATGTGGATTCCGCCGCCGGCTCACAGATCACCTCGCTCAGCAGCCAGCTGGCCGCAGTCAACGGGGTTCTGATCGAAGTGCAGGGCCGCTTGCCTCCGCAGCCGAAGACCAAGAAGGCCAAGGCCCAGGTCCGCCGCCGCAGCCCGCGCTGATGTCTGGGCAGGGAAAGGCAATGTTGTCGCTTGGCCGGCTCAAGGTCGGCCAGATGAATAAGACCGAGGCGGCTTACGCGGAGCGGTTGCGTCAGCTGCAGGCGGCCGGCGAGATCCAGTGGCACAAGTTCGAAGGCATCAAGCTGCGACTGGCTGACGCCATGTTCTACACGCCTGACTTTGCGGTGCTAGCCGCTGATGGCGTGATGGAACTGCACGAGGTCAAGGGCTTCTGGATGGACGATGCCAGGGTCAAGATCAAGATGGCTGCCGCCCTGTACCCGATG